TCCTCCAACGTCTGACACCCGCGGTCCGTCAAACGAATTAAGATGAGCTGTGTTAACGATAGTTTGTCTTTCATATGTAAAGTAAGATAAACAGTTTGTTATATACCTTACGACGTCTCAGAAATCGACTTAGATGGCCTAACCCACTACGTTTAACGGTTTGTTAATTCTCTTCCCATGAACGAAAGATCTAGGTCCTGTGAGGAAAAAACTTGAGAAACGACCAGGATTAACGCACTCAGGTCCTCGAAGTCGCATACGTCTCAAACTCCGCAAACTTCTGTTGATAATCAGTTAAAGCGACTTGAGGAATTCTTCGCTGACTAAAAACTCATGATCACGCCGCCGAATGAGGTAGTAAACGCCCGGCGGGTATTTCCTACTATTATATATGAAATATCGCCCGTCGCCCTTAACGACGACACCGTTCGCCTTCAGTTCGCCGTACGACGTTAGCCATACCCAACCGATTATTTCGTAATCGTCGTCGTCCTTCATCACATGCACCACGGGCGGGTCGACAGTCCTATCGACATAGCATTCCGCTTTTCGAAGGCATTCGCGTTGGTCCGGGTCGTCAGGATCATAGCGTCTTTCATTTCGCACTAACATATTCAACGCCATCTATGACGTTGAACGTAACCAGGTCTCTCTGTCTTAATTTGTCGATAATATCGTCGCCGAACCAACCCGTCAAATCAGTTACGAGAGTCCAACCGCGTTCCTTTAGGCGCTGATACGCCTCAACAACTCGATCATTTTCCTCGTCGCCTCTTGACATTGCGCCTCCGTCATCCCGGCGCACGGGATTCTCTCTATCATCTCCGGCGTCAGCGCCAGGACGAAATTTACCGTCAACAGTGCCAACCAGTTCGCCCTTCTCGTCTCTCACCTCAGTTACGTCCTTATCGAGATTCTCGACTAACGCCTTAATTTTACGCCCCAAATCGGTCAAATACCACGTGAACGTTTTGCCGTCTTCTTTCGTACCGTCAATAACGCCCTTACGCTCTAAGTTGCGTAAGATGTTAATCGCGTACTGTTTCGATATCCTTAACGCGTCTGCAACATCCTGACTCTTCTTTCCTTCGTTTTCTGGTAACGACGCGATGAATTCGACGTCGCGTTCGGTCAGTCCGAGACCGTTATACAATAAGTCCAATTGGAAGTTTTCAACTACGAATTGCCAGTCCTCTAACGTCGCCTCATTCCTACCCCTCATAATCGCGGTTGTGATTATCAGGTTACGTGCGATCTCCACAGTGCGGTTTAACGGCTCTCTCGTATACTCTTTCAGTTTCTTCATAAACTCGACTACGGCTCTCGTAACGTCTTCGGATATCTTAGCGTGCGACGGTCTGGTCGACACCCACGCTTTAAACACCATAGCGTCGACCGGGCTAATTTCGACTTTCGCCCTGTTCATGATACTTTCCCATATCATGCCCTCAGCCGACTCATCGGCTTTAACGTAGACTTTCAACATGCGGTTAAAGATTTGCTCTTTGTCGACGTCGATAGTGTCAACGACTGACGTAGTTATTACCGCGGGCTGACCTTCAATACAACGTTGACGACTAACGAGACGCTCATTACCCGACTCGTCGGCCTCTTTTTCGGTAACCGTCGTGCATATCTTCTCTTCCGTCATTAATTCCCTAAGGTAGTTCATGTTCTGTCTATCAATCTGTTCTACGAAGAGCGCTCTTCCGTCGAACGTGCCGACGTTAAGATAGCCTAACGCATTCTGTGTAATACGCGTAGACGGTATAACAATATCGTCAGCGAACTTTAGCACGCTCTTCACTGTCGACGATTTCCCGACGCCACTTCCGCCGACTAACATGATGTGTATTCTCGACATCCCCGTCAGTCTTTCCATTCGTGTCGACACTAACGACAGAAACGTCAGTAATTTTAGCCGATCATAACCGACGATTTCCTTAGTACGCGTCATTATCCACGATATTGGGTCTTTCTCAATTTCCGCTAAACGCTCAGGGTATTTTCGCTTAACGAAGTCGGCCAAAGGCGTCTCTTCCTCTTCGCCGTACTCCTCTCTCAGCTCAGCGATCTTTTCACTTATCGCCTTTTTAGGTACTTTATAGCCGGTCGCCTTAGCAACTTCACTTATCGCGTCACGGCAATTGTCGACGCATTCTTCAACGACACTACTATACCGCATTACAAATTTTAGTTTCGCCCGCTTAACGACCTTATCGCCTATCATTTTCTCTTCTTCGCCGACGCGGTAGACGCTTATCTTCACTTTACGACCGTCTTCACTCTCGACTATCTCTTGTGTTATGAATTTCTCGTTTGTGTGAGACTTTTTGGAATCGTCAACTGAAGTTAAGTGAGACCCCGGCATTTCCGGCATTTCCGGCGCATTTTTGCCGGGTTTGCCGGTTTTGCCGGCACCCCCTTTGTTTTGAGTTGACGATTTCACTTTTTCGCTCTTCGTCGTGACATTTTCAGTCTCGTCGTCATCACGCCCGAAACGTCGCCAGTAATCCTTAGGAAATAACGGACTCACTCCTTCTCACCCCCTTCGCCTTCGTCTCTGCCTTCGTCGTCATTCTCGTCAATATACAACGCGTCTTCGTCATAACCCAATATGACGACCCTTTTCCCTTTCAGTTCGTTGATATCTGCATCTTTCGGCACATTCAGTACGACGAAATAGTCGCTCAGTTCTTTCGCTGTATAGCTTTTGCCGTTCGAACGATAGTACCCGTGTAAGGGGATTATGGGTATTCCGTAACTATATTTCGACTCCCTAGGTTCGCCAGTCACTAGGAATATCGCCTTTTTTGAGGATACCCATACGTACTTTACCTTTTTCCGGTCGCCCTTTTCTGGACGACCGCCATCTTTTTTATCCGAATTCGACTTAGATTTGAATACGGCCATACGTTTCACCTTTTTCCGATTATATGACGAAAACGAAAAAAACGGATTAACTTATGAGGAGAGGAGTCCTAACTCCTTAGCCAATCGTTTCAGCGCTATTTTTACTGCATCAGATTCCGAAACGTCGTAATACAATGCTATCCTCATTAATAGCGCCTTATCCTCTTCCTTTAACCTAATGTATGCCATAGTTCTACTGGACATTTTGCCCATCACTATACTTGGAAAATTAGCATCGTTTTTGTGAGCCACCCTGACTTGAGGGAGAGACTCCCTCCCTGAAGGGGTTGAGCTCACGTCGCCCACATGGGAGACACGGAAAGAATTCGAAGGGGAGACACGGAAAAAATTCGATAATCTAACGGGTATATAAGCTTTCGTGCTGGACTCGTCACTTTTTAGAAGTTTTCTCAGCTCTGTGTATTCATCTTTACTAAACCAATAGTCTCTCGGAAATAACGGACTCACTCGTGTGGACATATTCGTACGCCTAATTAACAAGAGACTATATGCGTATTTAAACATTTCGCCCGAAACATTTATATAAAGATTCTTAAGAATAGTTACCTATGAGACCAAGAGTTCATAAAGGCGGTAAGCCTGGACAAGAAACATTTTACCTGAATGTACCGCGTGAGATAGTAACGTCACTCGGCATTAAGCCAGATGACGAATTTGAACTAAAAGTAGAAACTAGAGAAGGCGAATTGACGCTATGTTACAGACGGGTGAAAAAAATGAGTGAGGGCGGGCATTCTTATGCACAGAATCAGCAGAATCAGGGAAGTAATGCTTATATACCCCTTTTTAAGCCATAACGTTTTTCTAAGTCATGACGACGTAGAGTAAAAAGCGTAAAGTTTATATACCCACTATATAAGCGTTTCTATCGTTTTTGCTAAAATACGAACGATAATTCAGTTTTGGCCGTCTAAGGTCAACGAAGGACCTAAGTCGTTTGTCGTGGACCTTTTGTGGAGCTTAGACGGTCCTTAGTCGTGAACCTAAAAAAGCTTAGTAACCCGAAAAGCGGAATGAAGATGGGCGCCCCGCGGGGGTGTGGCGTAGCGCCTACCCCCGTGCGCCGGGGTAGGCCCGGCGCTTTCAACTGAAGTTACCGTATACAACTGAATACGCTAACGTAGAATTTCGTCACGATTCTTCAGACAGTATTCCCTATACATCCTTGCGCCAAAATGGCGCCATTTACGATATATCAGCCCGCGTTTGTGAAGTCGAGATAACGTCACTAAAAGAACGTTCCTCTTCGCCTCGGTGTATCGTTCTAACTCCTCCAACGTCTGACACCCGCGGTCCGTCAAACGAATTAAGATGAGCTGTGTTAACGATAGTTTGTCTTTCATATGTAAAGTAAGATAAACAGTTTGTTATATACCTTACGACG